GATTTCATTTAGTTTTAGATGATCCGCATCCGTGAAGATATTCGAGTCTGTCGCAGCCCCTACAGCCGCCCTTATCTCAGCGTCTGTTTGATCAGCAGTAGCAAGAGGTTCGATTAAGTCTAGCTTGGATTTATCTTCATCGGTCATGACCCCCCAACTGGTCGAACTAGCGGCAGGAAGTTGAACATTATCTCCTGAGGAAGATTCAACGGTCAGACTTGTGCTATTTGCGGCAACACTTAAATCTGTATCAGCGGGGTTTGACACAAACGAAAGAACGCCACTTCCGTCAGTAGTAAGCACCTGCCCAGAGGATCCCGCGCTAGTTGGCAGCGTTAGTTCTTCTGCTGTCGTCTCGATCTTGTCGACTTTGAGCTTACCGTATGCCATTAGAGAATCCTCCAGGTTGAAGTAGATGGAATTGTGATGGTGGCGCTTCCACCTATTGCGACATCTTCATAAGACAACCCATGAGAGTGATGAGAAATTGCATAATCAGAATTGATAGCTCTAAGCATTTCTGCAATTACGCCGTGTTGTCGCTGTCCATTAATAACTTGCCAGTCTGAAGTCTGCGGAACAGTTACGGTTACGCCGTCAGCGACTTCAACAGGGCCAGCAGATAGACCATTGTGATCAGCAGTTAAGGCATAATCTTCGCTAATCGTTCGCTGTGTTTGAGCGATTACTCCAGTAGCACCACCTGATAGCTCAACGATTGAAGCGGTTCCATCATCGATTTTTTTCGTGAAAAGTTTGCCGTCGCTTGTGTTAAGGGCTAGTTCGCCAAGTTCTAAATCTGAAGTGGTGGGAACTTTTGAAGCGACACTTGAACGTTTGAGCTGAATTGTGTTTGCCATGTGGCGTCCGTTGGGTGGTTATATAACCGGGACGCTATAAAGTTGCCGTGGTCTGTCTAGAACGTGCCACCGTCTATGTCTCCGTCCGCCGCCAAATAATCAACGCCTGCAGTAGCTGAGGTAAGAGCATTAGTTCCTGATCCCTTAATAAGTCCCGTCAAGGTTGTTGCACCTGTACCGCCATTTGCTACTGCTATTTCAGTACCTTGCCAAATACCGCTTGAGATAGTGGAAACACTAGTAAGACTCGAAGCTGTAACCCCACTACCTAAAGCACCACCACTTAAGACAACACTGCCATTGATATAGAAAGATTTGCTATTTGCTAGGTCGATATGCTCTGAAGAAGTCCAGGAATCAGTAGCGTTTAGCCATTGGAAGGTTTTATCTGTAGTGCCTTTCAACGTAATTCCACCATTGTCGGCTGTACTGTCATCAGGATTAGAGACGGTGCCTAGCTCTAGGTTTTTATCATCAACTTGTACGGTCGTACTGTTTACTGTTGTAGTCGTTCCGTTAACCGTAAAATTCCCGCTGATTATCACATTTCCGTTTACTGTGCCGCCACCAAGATCGAGATAAGACGACGAAATATCCGGGATGTCATCAGCAACTAATGCTCTAAAACTTGGCGCTGCATCTGAGCCAGTTGTTGGTCCTGCAAGGATTGTATTTTTAGTTCGTGTTGCTGATGTAGAGACGAATGCCCCAGGGCCTGCAACTGCAAGGATTGTGGAAGCCGAACCATTTGCACCACCAGTACCTTTTCCTATGTATAAGGTTTCATCAACTTCATTAAAAGCTAGCTCTGCGTTTTCTAGTGTTGAGGGTGCGCCTGAACCGCCCGATGCTCTACGCTTGATCCTGATAGTGTTTGCCACTAGCTACCGGCTGATTTCTTAATTAAAAGTTGCCGCCATCTGTGAGCGTTAAAGTCGTGTGAGTATTCAAAACATAAGAAGACGTGGCACTGTCATAAACAAGAACTGCATCATCAACCAACCCAGTAGAAGAAACATCATTTAAGTCATCAAGGCCTAGTGAGACGTAACCAGTGAGACCGTTAACACTCTGAACTTGTAACGTAGCTGGCACCTGGAAAGCACTTTGACCACCATCACGGGAAAGGGGAATCCTTAGCTGTAACTGACGTTTAGGGCCGTTATCCTCAGTAACCGAAACAATGTTAGATGTAGTGCCAGGAAATCCAGACTGTACTAGAACTGCAGCGCCTTCAGGATCACCACCACCCCAGTCAACTAAAAAAATATCCCAAGTTTGTGCAAAGGGGGAATCTTCATATTGTAAATTTTGCGCTAATTCAGGAACAGAAATGATAATTACCTCAAGCCCTGTGCAAGTTGTCCCCGCTGGCATTCCAACGCCTGGGTCACGTACAGCGATACTATCAGTAGTGCTACCGTTTCCTAGCGTATAGGTGCCTAAATGATTGGTTAATTCTGTGGCCAGCGTTGTCCGTAGGGTGAGAATGTCCACTGCAAGGCTTTAGGTAGAAGTTGCCAAACCACCTTTATCGTTTCCACTTAACAAGAGAACACCGGCCTCATAGTGGATCGCTTGAATATCTAGTGGTAGCTTGAACTTATAGCTGAGCATTGGTCTATCAATATCAAACAATTCCACTAGTTCACCTTGTTTTTTTGTCTTCACTGCTAGAAATGTCCGTAGGTTTTTGCTTTCCCATACAGGAGCAACTGCAATACAATTTTGATCAGCCGAAACTAAACAACGAATTTCAGGCATTTCTACCCCTTGGCTTGCTTGCGCTATAACTTCCTTCCAGATACCTAATAATAAACTTGGCAGCTTCTCCTCATGACGTAGGGCAAGACAAATGTGGGCAACAACTGCAGGCAGCTTGTCTTCTTCTTTGCGTTGTTCTGTATGGAAAAACTGCCAGTCTTGCAGGGTCAGTATCTTACCTTTCTTTTGATCACGGTTAAGGTTATAGGTTAGATTGCATAATTGAGCGCCTTGTAATTCATTAAGTGCTAGTTGTTCCCTTTCTAGTTGTTGCAGTGATCGATAGGCACCCATGACAACAGTAACAAGCTCCTGTGAAAAGGTTTTTCTATTAAATTGGCCAGGGAAGGATTTACAAAGCGCCCAGAATATAGTGGGCCAATCTACTTGGTTTCGTTTCCAATCCCCGGCTGCAATTTTTTTATTTCTTCCTCGCTTGGGGGCGCTCCGCTATCATCATCACCGCTAGCCCGTTCATCTTCAAATAATATATAAAGCGCTTCCATTAGGGGCTGAGGGAGCTTTGCAGTATCAGTCAGCGCCCAACCTGGACGTTCTAACCTATGACGTATTAATGCCGTTACAGAGGCGATTTGGCGTTCTCTACCAGCATTTATATATATACGTGTTAGCTCTGCAATTTCTGGCAAATACTTAAGCCTAATAGATGCCTTTTCTTTTGATAATTCGCGACCTATAGCAGCATCTTCCACAACTTGAAACGCTTCGAGGATAGTGATCTTTTGCTCTACAGAAATACGCTGTGCAAGTTTGGCACCAACTACAATCGCTTGATCACCATCAGCTAAATCACTAGCGGCGGCCACTTCCCCAACCTGTAAGCAACCATAGACAGGGATTGACAGGATACCAGTTGCTTTAGTACCAACACGGCGTTGCTTATGTTTAGTCGGAGCAGTAACAAAGGGCAGATCTAACGTCATTTTCCACCTCCCAGGCCATAGCTAAGTTTTTCGAGAGGGCTCATGCTTTGCACCTGTCCACTGGTTAGGTTCCCACTACCTCGCATTCCAGACCCAAAACCGTCAGAAGTGGGCGCAAAGAAATGACCATATACCGGGTGATTTTTCAGGCTTTCGAGGTATGCAGCAGGGGTCATTGGATCACCATCAGCAGTCAAGCGAGTCTCTCCATTTTTGGGATCTAAAACAATCACGTCGCCGTTTTCATTGAGCTTAAATTGATTACCGACAGCACCTAAGAGCGCATCAAAATAGGTTGTTCCATCTTCTGCTCCACCACTGCGACCACCTGCGACTTGGAAGGCATTGCTCAGGAGCTGCTTTTGTAATAGCGAATTTTTCTCCCCAACAGCATCAAGGAATTTTTGATCTTTAATTTCTAGCTGTGCCTTTGCTTCCTTTTGCGCTTCTGTCTTAGCTACTTCTAGCTGCTTATCATATTCTGCCCTGATTTCATCCTCCAATTTTTGGCTATCCCTGAGCTGACGAATTTCTTCTATTTCTATACCGTCGAGGTGCTTGTCATAGCGTTTTAGTTTTCGCTCTAGTTCTGTTACCTTCTGGCGTTCCTGTTTGAGTGCTGCCATTCCAGCCTGTCCGAGACTATCGGGTTCAGCTTCGGGAGTGTCAGGTGAAACATTTTCAGGTGTATCAGCCATAAAGAAAGAATTTTAGAGATATGCTAGCGCTCACTAGTCTAAATGGACATCAACGCATCAAATCCATTAATCATTAAAAAGTATACTAAAATCATCTGCAGCGTCTGAGCTTGTGAACCAGTAACGTGGGTCTGTATTTGACGGATAATCAAGCCAAGGGCTATCACTACCAGAAATTGCCGCTAGAAAACTTTTGTAAGGGTCATAGTTAAATTCAACCAAAATGTCTGAAAAATCAGTGCCGAAATCAAAGGCTCCAGATATGGTAAGGGGTTTATGGGCTTCCTCTGCATAAAATGGAGTGCTCCAATTTCCACCCCCTACGCCATAAGGTGTTACGAGTGTAGCTGAGCAGAGAACCCGTGAATTATCTGAATCAATCAATTGCTTAAAGTCCTCATAGCCTACCCTTACATGATCAGGAAGTGTTCCATCATCTATATGTAGAACAATGTTGCTTGCACGTTTAGGGGCACCACTTGCAGACCTAGAGTAGGTAGTATTACCAAAGAAATCCACATCGCCTTCAAACCCTAGCGCTCCATACCAGTCATCGACTTGTGAAACATCAGCAGGTAACTGAATCCCAACCGCTTTATAGTCTCCTAGATAAACAGCCTCATAAACTGTTTGATTAGAGCCAGAACTAACAGTAGTATCATAGTCTCGGTTATCTTTATAGGCTTTATATTCTAAAACTGCAGCAATATCAGCAGGCCCTATTTCTTTATCCCAGCAGTTATAGTCATCACCCCAGGCATCAGGGCTATCTTCGTTTGCACTCCATTTGCCACTAGGGTAATTAGGGTCTGAAGTATCCCAGAAGCATTGTTTAGGTGGCCCCCAAACGTGCTCTCTTAGCTCCCAAGATTCATCTCTAGTCTTATGTTTTTTCCGTATGTATTCATATTCTTGCATGTGATTTTGATGCATCCCTTTATCGAAACTAATCCACTCAACACCATCCTTAACTATAGGAGGGCTGCCTTGTCGATCCCAAAAACCTTCTAGAGTGGTTGTGGCTCCAGAATATAGATAACCGTCTTGCCCATAAGGTCCATACTGATGATCTGAGCTGCCGGTCCAACTGCCCTTACTCATCCACATAGGGTCACCTAGTTCCTGCCATAGACCATCTGGATTGTCTTCATCTTCCTCACCTCCTGGAGTTCCATGATAGTGGCTATACGTATAATAGGGCTCTGATCTAGGGAATATAACAGTTCTGGGCCATCGCAAACTTCCTATTCCGTAGTCAGTCAACCTATTATATCTATGCATATACAAGTGATACTCATCTGCAAAAGCATCTACCTTGGCTTCCCATTCTGCTTCAATTGCATCTTCATCATAAAGCGGCGGCATATATCTAACGGTGTAACCTTTTTGCCATAAGACATAGATAGGAACTTGATGCTTGGTTTCCCCCTTGTCATATTCATCCTTGTAGCCAAAATTCTTAGCCAATTGTTCTCTTAGTTCGTGCCATTTCACGGATGGCTGATCATCCCATTCCAACTTATCGTCTTTTATATCATCGACTTCTTGATGGTGTAATGAATAATCGCCATAGTAAGAAGGAAAACCGTCTTCAATATTCTCCCTATCCATAGCAAATAACCAATACCAATCAGCATTCTCTCTATGCTTCGACAACGCAAGATTATTATTAGTTCCCCACGTATCAACTTTATAGTTAGAATGTTCAACAGCACTTAGCACTATCGCGACTGCTACGGTGGCCGTTCCCTTCTTTGCTGCAGGTCTGTAGCGTTGAATAGGTTTAGACCTTAACCCAGGCCATGAGTTCTGAAAAACCCTAACTACACGGTTCATCTGTTCTTTTTAACTGCTGCTAATACTTTACGCGATGCCTTTTTAGTTGCTTTGTCTATTGTTGTTGATCGTTGGCTGCGCATATTAAGGGCGATTCTATTGGCATCTACAACACCCTGTAAGCGCTGACGCAATGCACTGCTACCAGCGGAAGGTAAGTTGAAAACTTTTGCACGATCTGCCATCAGTCATCAACCGCTAGCGTAACCAAGTAGCCTACTTTTGCTGAGTCGTTAATAACAGTTGCGGCACTTTCTGTCATCACCGAGTAGACGCTGCCCCTGCATCTCCTAACCCTCATAGTACCGGTTCCTATTGCAGTAATATCAACCCTATTCCCAGATGCTACAGGGGTGGCTGTGTGTAATGTGATTTTATCAGTTGCAGTGTCATCAACATAATAGAGCGTACCTTCTGTTAAGCCTGTTGGAACTGTGCCACCAGCATCAATCGTAATCGTCACCGGGTCACCGTCGCTTAGGTCATCGTGAACAGCATTTAGCGTTAATTGATCACCACTAAGCTCAACGCCACTAGACAAGGTCACTGATCCAACCAAACTACTAGGGCCTAGGCCTGACGTATAACTTGCGGGCGTATATGAATCCAGCAATACAACTAAATGTGTGAAGGATATGCTGTTAGTTGTGGCCGTGAATTCAACATCAAGCGCAGACTGTTCATTTCGTTCTGCTGTTGTGCTATAAGTTCCGGCAGGTAATACCCCAGTGAAGAACCTTGTATAACCATTAGAGATAGGCAACACTTCATATTGAAGCCATGTTTCTATTGGGTCATCTGTTGCTAGCGCGGCAGTTGTATTAATTAAACAAATTGCTACGTTTTGACCTTCATAAGCAAGCCTCATCATCCGCGCTAGTTCTGCTTTTGTATGCGCTGCGGTTACTGCCATGGCACTAGGATTTATACGTTAAAGTTGCCAGCGTTTAGGCTTCAATTTCAGAGACTGCAGAAGTTGCGGTGATGTCTAAATAATAGATTTTTGCATCGTCTGAGGCGTCCATCGTAATTGCGGGATCTTCATGGATAGTAGCGACTGTAAAAGTACCCGCCCAAGCAGGATCACCACTGGCTAGTGAACTTGATTTTGAAATAGTTGATGTGACAACAAGGTCAGTGAAGGTGTAATCACCATAGCTTGTCAACGTTGGATAGTTCAGGGTAATGACAAGCTGAGGAACGTAGACAATATGATTATCCAAAATGCCATAGTTAACGTTCCCCCCTGTCAAAGTAAGGTCTAGCTGAGAATCAACCCTGTAATCAGTCGGTGAAATCCAATCGTCATAGGGTGCGAAATTATCTGGTGGACTAGTAGCGCCTGTTGTATCCATCAAATACACCGTAAAAGTCGCACCTTCATATAGCCACCATGCAGCAGCACGACTAACCTGTTTATTCCGTGTGATATCGATGGCCATGGCAGATGCTTTTAAGTTAGGTTGCCATCAATTCATCAAGAAGTTAACCGCATAATTTCCATGGATAGTCAGCCCCACATAGCGGTCTGAATAATTGCCCATATTGTCTACTTCTTGCCCATTAGTAACAATGCAGTTAGCGTCATAAGTAGCATGAGGTGAGTACCCGCCTGCCGCCATAGATGCAGGGCTCACATTAGGATCATCATATCTCTCAGCAGCGCTATAACGAACGGAGATAGATCCATCAGTTGCGAACCATGCCTCAACAGAAAAACCATCATTAGTAGAATCGTAAGGAACTGCCATATCAGCCCTGACCACTAACCAGTCTCTAGTTCCATCATTGAACTCTAAGAAACCTGCCAGCCTTACATAAGTATCACCAGGCCACCACCCCACATAGAGGTCAGCAGAACCAATGTCAGTAATTTTATCTTTATTGTATGCCTTGATTTCTTTGGTTGAATCGCTGTCATAATAAACGCCGCCATTTGTATTTAGCCGCCATGCATGAGAGGGGCTGTTTGGTACTTTACCATCTAAAAATTCGATACCCTGGAACGCAGCAGAGGGTGTAAATTCCAACGCCTCGTCATCCTCATCAGCACCTATAAAGGTGAACCCATCGGCCTCTATAGCGGCTTGATCAGCGTAGAAACTATGATGTCCATGCAGCGGGTAATCGTCGTCTGTATCACCCGTAGTAATGGTCCAATTAGTGGGAGAGGTAACTGCAGACGTTGTCGCTGTAACATCTAAATCTAGGTCTATCGTAAATTGACTCCACGTTGGTCCGGTCACATTAACTTTAGCCTTAATAACTTGGGCTTCTGTCTTTTCTATAACTGAAATTTTTGGCTTTGTTGCTATGACGACGCTGCCCATATCTCTATTAATTCCGCCAGGGACTGTCTTGACTGTTATCCGAGGCCCGACACTTAAAGATACTTCTTTGATTACGTTGAAAGGTTTGCTTATATTTGTTGGCGTGAGCTGTGTTGGGAATGTCTGCGTCTGGGTATCAGGTAAAGAATTTATCAGAGTATTTACAGCCGTTTGGTTGCTTACGTCAACGGTAGAAGTCAAGGCAATACTATTAGCAGGGTCTTGGGCACCATTGTTAACGACTGCAGGGGGTGTTGGTAATGCAGTGATGCCAGGAGCTACTGGAGACCACCTCGGCCCATTTATATCTCCACCTACTAAGCCCCAGTAAAGAGCATCAGTGCTAACGAGGCAGCTATCAGAATCGAAAGCCCAACTCATGCCATTGGTTCTATACATTGCTGTTATGCCATCATTTTGCACATGAAAAGCAGCTAATGGATCTATGGGCAGTCTTCCTAATGACGTTACAATTTGCATCCCAAGGCGATGACCAAGCAGCAATAGATTTTGTTCTTCTGCATATCTAACCAGTGCATCATAAGCTGATTCCCCTGACTCTTCTGCGGCTGTTGTTATTGTTCCGTCATCGTTCATCACATCATCAGGTAAAAAGGCAGGATCAAAGGCAGTTACAGCATTTGATGCGCTAGAAGGTGTGTCTGGTTCGCCGACTTGGATTTGTGACGTACCCCTATAGACAATATCTGCATTTTTTGCGTGTGACATATAGCCCGGTACTACGTCCTCTTCAGAAATAGATGGATCATCATAAATCTGCACTGAATGATTATCTAAAACAAGACCCCAAAATGCTTTAAGGAAAATATCAAAATAATTACTCACTGCCGGATCAATGGTTTCTGCTGCTGCTGCTAGTGACTGCTGGCCTATTTGAGTTAATCCATGCGCTATGTATGTATTTCTGATTTCTTTAATCTTTCCGCCATTATATATGTATCTTGTCACTTCTCTTGACTCTATGCCGTAACCATTAGGTAAGGATGGCAACACAGAATAATCTTTAAATCCTATACGGCCTAATGCTTCTACCTCTGACATTTTACGCTCAGAAGTTACCGATTCTAGCCGATAAGTAGGCAGTTCAGGTAGTAGCTTAATGTCAAGCCGATTACCTGAAAAATTCTGGCGAGCTGTCTCTATTTCTTGGTCAAATTGTTCCTTCTCTTCTTTTGTCCACGAAAATCGCCCCCAACTCCCGCGTGTTTCTTTGTATTCATAGGTATCAGTTACAGTTGACCCGATCAGAGTATTTGCTGCGCTGATACTATCTGCAGAAGTGCCGGCATTAAGGTGGTCCTGTATGTATTGACTATTTATCTTAACTAGCGGGTTGATAATTGACTGTTTTCTACTAATGGTCCTGTTGTCTGGTTCTTTTTGTAACTCTTCTGTCTTTGTTGTTTCTTGAGTTTTATAAGTAATATTGGAGCCATTAGTTAGCAAAAGACTTAACTCACTCCAATTGTCACTCCTTGTTTGAGTCCAAGTTTCCTTAAATTTTCCATAACCGCTATTGGTAATTAGGTAGCGTGCTAGATCATCATCATCATCATCATCATCATCTTCCTCCTCTAGTGTTTGCGCTTCCCCTTCTCCTAGTGGCCTTTCACTGAAATCTAAGCCGCCTGCGTTAGGGTTTACATCTACAATGTTTTCAAAGGTAAGTGTAGGGCCACCATTACCAAGCGAAGCATACTCAATAACTTCTAGCTTGTTTTCGGCAGACATATAGCCAACCCGTCCAGCGCTAGCAAGAATTTCTGATAGGGTTTCTATATAATCATCACATTGAATAGCCATTTGTTGCTTAGGTAAATCCCAAGTGCCTAAATTACCTACTTCAATACTGAGACGGCCGCAAATCATCCCGGCGGTTTCGCGTAGGTTCGTAGTGGCAATGATTGAAGGATCCCTACCATTCACTCCAGCAGTGACATCAGAATTGATAGAACCGCCACCTTGGTTTTTGTGAAATGCTAGTTCATTAGCTATTGATATTTGACTTTCATTACTTAAAGGATTAGCAAATGATTGAACAACACGAAAAGGACCACGCGGAAAACGTGCGGCTGTGCCACCATCAGGAGTAATATAAGCTAAATTTACAACAGCACCACGAGCAGGTGTGATTAATCCGGCAATTGTCAATTCTCCACTGGTAAATATTAAACCTTGCCCTTGAATGTGATCGTCGCGAACACTACCAGAAATGACCGGCCCTAGGTTGCTAATGATTTCGGCGCGTACATCTAAAACCATTAAACCTGCTCAACAGTGAGGCTGACCTTCCATTCTTCAGTTATAACGCCATTTACCATCTTGGATTCTACTGAGGCAGTTGGGGCACTAGTTGGATACCAGTCATCAGCGGATGGTGTGGATTGAACTGTTGTCGCTACCCAATTCCTGAGCGTATTAAATGCAGCTTCATTAACCACAGTGCCGCTGATATTCCTAACTGCTGAGCTACGTAACGGCCCCTTGATGTAAGGAAAACCGCCAGCAGTGCGTTCTAGTGTCGGCATATCGCTAAGAGTTTCGGCGCTTTCGTCTAGTGTAATGACCACAGTCCCAAGAGTGATGGTGCCAAGATCCGGCTTTAGGGCATCACCTGCTGCAACACTTTTTTCTAATTCAAGCTTCTGAATATTTAAGGCTTGGTTTGCATCAATAAGCGTTGTTGTGAGCTGAACATAGGCACCAACCTGTTGATACTGAGGCGCTTCAGTGAAATAGCATGCAACACCACTGGCCGTTAAACCATTAGCCGAGAATGACAGCGCGACGGTAGAGCCAACCCCATCAGCAAGGTCATCACCATCGTCTTGCCTGTTACCTAGCCATGTCTCCCAAATACCACTAAAAGATGCTAGTTGTGTTGTATTAAGCAGACCTGATACTTCCCATTGCCTAGCGGCTAAACCTGCGCGTACATCGGTGCCTTCATAGCTAAGGGGTTGCGCAGTGAGGTTAGAAATTGTTAACCCGCCGATAGTAACGCTCATGGTTGAGTGCCTGAGGTTGCGGAAGTTACTTGGCCTTGTGGGTTTGTAGTCATATAAATATTAATTGGTTGTTTTGCTGCGTTAGCAGTGTTGGTTTCAATGTTGGTCAATGTTTTATTCATTGTGCTAAATGTCTGGCTGCCGTCTAGGGTTGTTTTAACTGTTGCCTGAAACTGGTCAGATAAATTTGCCCGAGACTTTGCTGAACCTTCTATTTGGGTTCTAAAATCAGTTGCTGCGACAGTAGCTTGTTTTATGTTCGTTGTTTGGCCTCTATACAAACCATTGATTTCACCTTGCAACTGACCGAGTTGATCTGCATTAGCATACTGTTTCTGTGAGGCTAGTTCTAATACCTTTGCATCTTTTAAGCGATCCTTAGCGGCTGTTTGCTGCACTCCTAGCAATTCATTCTCTAGGGTTTGCTGTCCTTGGAGTTCTCTACTCTCATTTTGCACCAATAGCAGCGCAGCCTTCCTTAATTCAACAATTCTTTTTAAGTTCGCATCGTTTGGTTTCTCTGCTGCCTTTGCTTTTGCATCAATTAGCGCAATATCGGCTTCTATCTTTCTTTGCCTTAAAGCTATCCTTACCCCTTGTTGCTTAAACTGCAGCGCTACTCTTGCGCCTTCTTGCTCAGCTACTAATGCTTTAGCCCTTAGCGAGAATTCCTTCACTGTTTGCCTATAGATCCTAGCACCATAGTTTTCCTTAATTTGTTGTCTTGTTTTATCATCTGCGGCCATAGCTTGCGCGTGATTGCTTTCTATACCTAAAAGGCTCTTGATAGTAGTAGCACGGCTAATAATTGACTGGTTTCTTGTGTTTGCAATATTATTAACTAAATCCTGCTCTTTTTGTAGCATTGAGATTCTTAACTTACCAGTGGCTATTGATTGCAGCTCTGCGGTGGCCTTTTCTCTGTCTACAAGAAGCGTCTGCAATTTAAGTGCTTTCAATGCTGCCTCTTGTCTTGCTCTCTTAGCCCCCCACGCATTCGCTTTTTTAATAGCAGCGTCACGCTTGTCAGTTAACTTATCCTCTGCCTTTCCTGCGTTTTCGATATAAACTGACATCCCAGAATAAACAGCGGCCCCAACTGCTAGCGCTGCTGCAATTTTTAATATATTAGCCGGGTTCATAATAGACTGGGCAACTGAAGCGGCTGCACTTAATGCGAGTTGAGCTTTTGCGGCAATCTCCGTTGCATTAGCTAATATATAGAAAACAGCGGCTGCACTTCCGATGCCTGCTAGGGCTGATATTAAGGTTCCAGTATTATTTGCAGCAAATTCCAAAGCCTCTCCCATATTATAAATTGCAACATTAGTGGCAGGTAGTAAGTTTTGACCTACTGCTACTTGAAGATGGCCCCATTCATTAGCCAATTTAGCCAGATTCATCGATGTAGTTCTAGCGCCACCAGCACCCTTATGTATTTGATTAAGACCTTTTGTTAATTTAGGGAAGAACTCACGAGCTGTTAAATCCCCTGCTTCTACTAATGACATTAATCCTTTATAGTTCAGATTCATTCCTATTTCTGATGCTTTCATCGCAGTCGGTAACTGTTGACCAAACTGAGTCTTTAATTCCTGCATTGAAACGACGCCTTTACCCGCCATTTGTTCCAACGCTAGGAACATAGAGTTGACTGATTCCTGACTAGCACCCATTTGGCTAGCTGCTCTAGATACTGCCTTGAAGAGGTCTTTCTGATCCTCCAGCGCGATCCCGGCACCTGTTGCGGCTGCAGTGAAACCACCAAAACTCCCTATTAATCCATCAAAAGAAACGCCTAATTCGTTCGCTGTTTCCCTTACAAATTTAATAGATTCTGCAGCACCACTTTCGCCAAGGGTTACAGCTATTTTGGCTGTCTGCTTCTGAAATTCAATTGCTTTCTTTGTTGACTGTGTAAGTGCTACACCTAAAGCAATGATGCTTGTAATAGTGGCAGCTTTGATTGCAGCTTTACTCAGTCCGCCACCTTCAAACACACCTCTTGCCTTTGTGCTTTCTGCTGTTGCTTTCCTGATCTCCTTTGCAAGCTGTTTATATCTAGTGCTACCTATCTTTACCTGTCTAATCTCTTCTTTAAGGCTTGTAATCCTCATTTCTAGGCCGCCTAAAGTGCCTTTTCGCCTGATAAAACTACCCTTTTTAGCTGCCTTTAGAGCATCATAAGCTGCCTTAACTTTTTGAGCTTCTTGTTGTTGTAGCTTAAGATCAGCAGCTCTAGCGACTTTTAGCTTCTTTGTGGCTTTGGTAACCGCTTCTATCTGTAGTTTAAGTTCAGCAGCTCTTTTTGTTTGCTTCTTGAATCCACTGATACCTCTTAAACTCCTGCCCGCTGCTCCGTAGTCTTTCCACTTAGAAATTAATGCATCAAGTTCTTTTTGCTGTTTTTTCAAAAGTACGAGCTTGCCTTTTAAACCTGCAAAATCCTCTCCTTCCGTGCCACTTATGACAGACCTATTAACACTTTTGCCAGCATCTGCTGCTATCTTCTTAACTTGATCAAATTGCGACCTAAAGGAAGATAAATCAAGACTAATATCAAATAGAGCCTCACCTAGGGAGATACCAGCCACTTAACACTCAAAGCTAATATAAAGTTGCCTTACATCTTGGCTAGCATGGATTTGAGGGTAAGCAATGGCGGCAGTCTTTTAAGCGCTTTGGATATCCAGTTTCTAGCAGGCCATTGATTGTTCTTAGTCTGGTAACCCTTTAGGATGTAGAGCGAATATGGAACGTTCCAGGTAAAGCGATAGGAACCGCTACCAGTCTTTCTGCGTTGAATGCTTCGCCTAAATGCACCACTGTCAATGATGTCTCTGTTGCCGCTTTCTATTATTTCACGACTATTTTTGCTAGACATCCCACGAGTAGTAGCAGCAGGCCAATCGAATTGCTTTTTACTTATTTCTTTTGTAAACTGAGCTTCTAATCTTTGAGTATATTTAGCAAATGCAACAAAAATCTTACCTTCTAATTCTTCTGTGTCAATTGTTAGCGTAATCCCTTCACTTGTGTGAACTTCTTTTGTCATTATTACTCCTGACGGACAGCATCAAGTATCACCGCATGACCTATAGCTTCTTCAGTCTTTTTACCAATACCTTTGCGACCATGAGCACCCCTTGCAGCAATTAGGGTAACGTCATAAGTTGAACCATCATCAATTGACAATGTACCTAGCATTCCTTCTACAATTTTATCATCAAGGATAGTCGGATCTGTCACATAACCTTGAAAGCGTGAAGTTCTGACATCTAGACCTGATAAATCCTGACCAACTGTTGCACCACTTTCTGCAATGAATACACGATAGGCCGCGCTAACAACATTTGCAACAACATTGCCGGTGTATTGGTCGGTAGTGGTGCCGCTAGTGGGAAGCTGAAAAGTTAACTCCCCATTGGCGAAATTAGCAAGCGGGCTAACCATCAATCAAATCAAGTTGCATCAGTATGGGTGTAGGCACCATAACCCTGTAAAGTAAAGCTGACAGTAGCGATTCCGCCGGCTTCAATTGATTCACTAAAGTCGGTAATGATGCCGATACCAGCGTGCTTCTCAATAGTCGTCACCGACGCTCCTGGATCCGGGCTTTCCCTATACCATTGGCAATAACTGCCAGTTGGCGCACCGTAGGCCAGGTCCTTTAACAAAATATAACCAGCGTCAACTGTGTCCAAATTCATAGACATCGGGATTGAGTAGCTCTGGCTAGTAGCAACTGCCTTAGTAAAGCCGCCAGTTGTTGAGTAATCAGTAACTTCCTCTGTTTCTGTAGAGCCTTCTATACCGGCGTTTGTAAGATTTGCAATTTCTGTCATCCCACTGTCACTGGTCGGGTGCGAATCATCGGCGGTTGTGGCGGTTTTCAGCCATAATTGATAACCGATAGCGCTCATAAATGCCATGACTACAAAATCCGTTGATGTGGTGGTTTGCGTTAAGTTGCCAACTATCAGAATTCAAGAGCGTAATAAAACAGCTTGCTCACCAATACCAGCAGCAGAAGAGAATCGACCGTCATAAGCAAGCGCTAGCGATAACTGATCCCGCCAATAGGACTGCTGGCTACGAATGCCTGTGAGCTTGGCCTCTGGACTGCCGGTTTCCCATTCCAAAACATCAGCTTTGATTAGCGCTAGATCCTCCCCTGCCTTAGTCTCGAAGTTAGTCTCAAGTGTGTCTAGCTTGCCAATTGCAGTTTGTGCAGAGGTAATCTGATCTGTGGCGGCGGAATCCATCAAAAATGACAGTTCCTCTAGTGCCATTGCGGTAGCAGGGATTGAGAGATGACGGCGGATCTTTTCCTTATCAGTAGATACCCAAGCCATAGCAAAGAAGTCTTTTTATTAGGTTGCCGTCAGCTTTCGCTATAATTACCCCATGACGGAAGAAACCCCTAAAACCACAACATCAAAGAAAGAATTAACCGCCGATAGATGGAATGCACCCCCAATGCTTACCGGCCCAGAGGAAGTAGCGCCCATAGACAACATCAAGCCAGGGGAACCGGGATTCTTAGAGGCACTGGCTAAAAAGTCTAATTTCCAGTTTGACGAATAGAATCGTTATAGGGCCTTTAGGAACACATTAACCACCTTCATTGTCGTTCCTCCTATTCCCTGTAACGTCGCGCCATGACTTACTCGCTTAACCTTATAAGCACTATTTTTAGGGATTAATACTTCTGATTCCTCCATTGGGTTAAATACGTCAACAGGTGCTCCGCGTTTGTTTTGAACATGAAGAATAACGGCAAACTTGCCTGATACAGGTGCATTTTCTCCAGTCGCGAAACCTTCTGCTACGGGTGCGTAGGCTGTCCAGGATTCAGTCGCTACTGACTTGGCCCCAGAATCTAGTCTAGCTATAAATTCATCAGCTTGTTGCTTGGAGCTAAAGTTTATACCCCTATGCACTTCGCCTTTGTAGATAGGTGCTCTATCAATGAAGTCTTCAATGCTGTCAGCTACATCTTTATAGCCCTGTATGTAATCCTTGTTAGATAAGTTAGAGATAGACGCTGCTGCCTTGAGTTCTTCTGCCATGTCTTTAGCATATCCACTAAGGTCTTTACCTTCCTCAAGTGCCTGCAGTGCCTCGGCTCCCCTGATATTAGAAGAGCTTGACCCTATCCACCTATCAATAGATTGAACAGCCTTCTCATATTCCTCTCTACTTGAATAGCCAAGGTCATCAATAATATCACCATAAGAGAAATCAACATCAGTGACTTTCTTTTTGCGTAGTTTTGAAGTTGTAGAAGGTAATGTAGGCTTTTTATCGAATGGTTTAGGGTCAATAGAAATCAGTGCGATGTCCTGTTCCATCTTTGCCATCTGATCATCCATTTCTTTTACAACATCCTTGTATGATCCAATCTTCGATATAACCTCAGCGGGTGAATCACTAGAGGAAGGTAGATTACCAGAGAGTGCATTCGCGAGCTTTGCCTGCATATCTTCCATATCTTTTTTTATCTTTTTATAATCAATGCCAAACGAGAACTTCTTAGGTTTTTTCGTGATTGCTGACGGTTCCCATATAACGCCTGGGGGTTCCTCAAGTCCTAATGCCCGCTCAAATGGTGATGCTGAATTGATTGGTTTCTTTCCTGCGGCCTCTAGTTCCTCTAGCACCTCATCACGTTGTTTAGCGTCCTCCTCAGCGCTTGCTATCCCTAGTTCCTGCCAGTCTGGATCCCAAGGCGTCAGCGCACATCTGCAGTTAGGGTGAGCAGGACATACGGTCTTACCTAATTCATAAACTTTCCCTTCCCTAGGGGCACAGTATCCACAAGTACGGCTAGACCCCGTGGCATTCCATTGCACATATTCGATCCCTTCCTCTTGATATCTCATCTTTGCACCTTCCACCATTGCAGACGCCATTTCAGTTCTTGCTACTGTTTCAGCGCGATTCTTAGCAAACTCCAAGGAATCTTTCAGCGTTTTCTCAAGATTTCGCCAGCTATCTCCTTGCGCTAAGTGAAATTCAACAGCTCCCATAATGCGGCCACGCAAATCAGTATCAGAAATTTTATTTATCAACGCTATAGTCTGCGAACCTTTTGCCCCTAGTGCATAGTTAGACAAAGCGTGGGTACGTTGTGCGGCTGCAATCAATGCTTCGGGGTTTTGCTGTGCCATTCCAGGCGTCAGACCTATTCCTAGATTTCCAAACTTCTTAGGGTCTTTCTTGTATAAACCTGCTTTAGCCCATTCATCTGCTGCTTTTTGTCCTTCTGCAAGTGCTTTTAAGATCTTCTTTTGTGATGTGCCAGATACCTGCAAGCCACTCAACTGTTGCCCTAGCTCTTGCCTTAAGGTCAGTAATCGCCTCAAGGGGTAATCACCAGCGCCTAAAACTGCCTTTTTATATGCCCTTTCGATCCTTGGTTCTAAGGCTTTATAACCATTTACAAGGCCATCAATAATGTCACGTTCAAAGGGGCCGTCGATTGCATCACTGAGTCTTTCCCAGCTATCACCGGCAGTCATTAGTTACCGGGTAGAAATTGATTAGGTGGTGCCATAAAGCCTTCTTCCATCATCCTTCTATCGCGTTCTAGTTGACTCTTCAATAGGGCTTGATCACGTCCTTCCATTAGATGAACTTCCTCTTCTACATCAAAGGTGATAGGGAGCACGCCGCCGCGTTGGAGTAGCTCTAGCGTTGTTTCTTTTGATAGGTAACCACCATCAGCAAGGCCCTTAAGTTGCTCCACTTGTTGCGGTTCTAATTTTGCCTCAAGCGCCTGGGCTGCAACTTCAAGGCTGCCGGTTGGTTCTTCCCCGGTATAAGAGCACCACAACATCTGTATCTCTTCAAACATTGATGCTTTTTGCTGTGCTGCAAGACTTAAACCACTTTGAACTTGACCAGCTTGTAACCGTGCCTGTGTTGCTGTCATAGCTGCGTCTTGCCCACTCATAAAAGCGAGTGTTTCCTTGTTGATTAACTCTTCTATATGCCTCAGATGCGCTGCCTGTTGGTCTAATGAGCCACCTGTTGGTTCGGCGAAATGGAAGGACGCTCCTTCGGGAATATCAACTACTGAATTAGGCCCTATTACTAAAGGCGGCGGGGTTCCATCGCTAAACAAAGCCCCAGTTCTGACAGGTACGGGCAGGCAACAGCGGTGGAGTAGTTCGTTTAGATCACTTCTGCTGCGGTAATGCTGCAACGTAAGCAACGATAATTCACGGAACGGCGGCAGCCCATGGCCCCATCTTTGAGGTTGTGGAGAATACCAAGTGAGCGGAATCTCATCAAGCGACGTAAAACCCTCTTCCACAAGAATTAGCTTTTGCTGTGAGCCGATTTTGTTGTTGATTTTATAAACTTGAAATGCGCCAGGTGTTAATACACGAAAGAACGGTTGCAGCTCAAACCCATACTCACCGACTGGCTCTTCTCTCCATTCCAGGACAGTTGCTTGCTGTAGTCTCTCTTGCCCTGCTATGTATTCAGTTTTCCAATTTAGGATATTCTTTCGCTCAATCAGGATTAGATACGGCTGACGACCTAATGCGATCCTGTCAGCTTCACTTTCTATGGCAATTTGCGGCGGCATTTCAACCATTACACAACAACCGCCATCCCTCATCGCTAGGGCATCTGCCATTGAGCTAAACGCGGTTAAATTATTGCCAAGCTGATCAACATCTTCTAATTGTGCCTCAATAGAGCTAGGTAAATCCGTTAGGGTGAATTGTGCAAATATGCCTGCCATTGCTTCTATTGCTTTACGAAAACTAGGCACATAGGTTGCCCTACTCAATCGCGCCTCAAATGCCTTATCCGGTTCTTTCTGTTCCTGTGGTAAGTAGGTTGATTCGACACCCCGTAACCCTGTCCAACAATCAGCCAAGAGGTCTAGGTCTAGCTCAATGTCCCGCAAAACCGGGTGTTTCCATGTTGGCAGTTCACTATCATCAAATAAATCTGTATCGATGGAGCTGCCAGCCATTCATTTTGCTCTAATTCCTTCTTTGAAATTGCCAACTTATTCAATTAATGTTGCCGGGGTATGGATCGACTAAGCACCTCGCAAGTAGTCAGCCGCCCTGTCTTCCTCTCTCAAGAGAGTATTTTATGACTTTCAGCCCTAAGGCGTCAGGCTCCCCAGCGGGTTTAGTCAGGTATCCTCTGTTGTTTTGGTTGGTCCATTAAAGCAATCACACATTAGATTCCTCCACTTGACGCGAAGACCCCCCTCCCATCTTCCTATCCCATCGCCTACTTAGTCGTTCTCTGCCAACCATAAAGGCCTCTGTCGATTGGGCACCCTTAGGGCCTGCGGCTTTTAGCTTTGTCACCTTGAGTGTTAATGCCGGGGTCCAGTTTTCCTTCTTTTTAGACATTGTGTTCAATTCTCTCGATTGTTTTGGTTGGTCCATTCCAAGGCATAAATCTACGGTTTAACTGTCGGCACGCTTCGAGATCACCTTTGCCCATTTTACAACGCTCTACTAGTGATTCAGTAGTTGGCCACATTAAAGAAGTGCTGAATCCCATAACAGCCACGACAACAAGACCAGAAAGAAAAAACGCAGCTCGGTAGGTAGAAAATGGCGGTGGTGACATAACGCTAAGGCAATAAAAAAGCCCCCAAAAAGGAGGCCGTGAGTTTTACATGACGCAGAAGGCAGCGAGCAAACCGGCAATGATGAACAAAGCAGTCTGTTGCTCCTTGAGCGTTGAGATGACTGCCTCCCGTTCCTTCAGTGCTTCAGTGAGATCAGCTTTAGTCGACTTGGAATCAACCGTGGTCTCGTAAGAAGCAGGAGCAGGTAGAAGTGCGTCCCAATTGGGTGAAAATCCCATGATTCAGTTTGCGAGGTGCAGTAGATCTCTCGATCCGAACAAATACTAGCATACTCACTAGCGCTATGCAATAAAAAACCCCCAGTTAAAGGGGGGCGTTCTCGGCGGCGTCTGCTGCTGCTAGCTCGCGTTCGGCGGTCTGGGTGCGTTCCCAAGTTTCCCCGTTGCGGTAGTAGTCAGAAGTTCCGAACTGCCGGTGAAAATTACGAAGTGTTTTTTCGTATTCCCACTTGCGGGTTAGGTTACTCATCCGGTTGTCTCTCCGAAAGGACTCCTCTGTTATATGGCGGAATGAATAGCAAAAGATGTTTTTACGTGCGAAAGACCAGAACATCAGCGAGCGCCTAGGGTCTGGGTTATCAATTCCGATCTCATCACGCACTATCTATGGTGTTTAAGTTTTGTAATTCAACTGGCACACTTGGCCATATTTCACACTTTCCCACAGATACCCTTGTACTATTTCGGGCAGATCGATTACAGCGCAATGTATTTCAGCTCTAGTGCACCCGTACTTTGTGAACGAATTCGGTATCACCAGCGCAGAAAAACCTAGTGTCTTGTGCCAGTTTTCTCAATTATGGCAGTTCTCCACAGACGCGAATTGTGCCACTTTTTTCGATTCCAGCCACTACCTCACCCGTCACATTGACCCAAAACCCTTGCAGCGCAGTGTCTCTAGTGCTTTGCAGTACATACCTACTGACTAGTGATGCACAACGACAGACAGTAGGCTAGTGACATGAGACGAGCGATCGTTTCTAGCACCTCGCTAACTGAATCATGACCGACGAGAACAACCTCCTGGCCCGACTGGAC